AATGCTTTTATTTGTTTTTTGAAAGAACAAACTGTTTCTTTTAATAGTAACATCATTTTCTAAAATATTTTTGCACCGATAAAAATTAAACAGTAAATTAAAATGACCTTTTCTGATACCTACATTTGACTAGTACTTTTGCACACTCCATTTTTCCGGAAATTAGCCTTAACTAACTTGTATAACTCTGCTTATCCTTGCTTGTTGTAGTCCGTCAATTTTTGTCTTGACTTGTCAATTTTGTTATCGCTTGTCATGCAGATTGCAGATTGTGTGTTAGTTATGACTAACAAAATGTGAAATCCGGGTTTCTGGAAAGAGATTAGTGTTAGTTATGACTAACAAATATTGCTTGGCTCGTCTGCCAAAATTGTTACTCTTGACTAACAATACCGGGAAGGATACCCCATTTCCCACAGAATTCAGGATTTTTACATTTTATAATAAATGTAGAATAAAACTGTACGTTTAATATGCCACAATGTAATATCAATGCTATAGAGTAACATCAGGGGACAAAAATAAAACCCGTACCATGTTGCCATAGTACGGGCGAGAAGGAAAAGAGTAACTTTCAAGGAGTGCTCTCTGTAAGTAACTATAATGTACTTTACAGATTATTGCAAATGGTTTATTCTGATTTTAAGAAGGAAAGGAGGTATGACATGACTCTTACGCAAAAAGAGTACGAAGATTTACGTGCTAAAGTCATTCAGAAGTTTAAGGTACTTTACAAAGATGCACTTGCTATGGATAGTTGTGAAGTACCACAGGAAATAAGGCTAAGACTCCTTGAAGACCCTTATTATCAGTCTAAAACAAAGGCATTACGAGCTGACCTTTTTGCACAGCAGTTAAATACACTTGATAACGTTCTTGCAGGAACATATCAGGGAGAAAAACCCACAGACCAGAGTGGAGTTATTCTTAAGGCGCTTGAGATGAAACAGAAACTTCTTCTTGAAGATTTGAACATCACCAAAGATGAAAGTAATGCACTTAACGTTACATTTGTAGCCATGAGCAGAGAAGATTTTGAAGCAATGGAAACTGTAGAAATAAATGAAGGCGGAAACTCTGATGATTTAGGCGCTGACTTTGGCGGAAGTCAAGATACAGATTCTTTTGAAGCAAGAATGAAAGCAAAGACACAGGAAAAACTCAAAGAACTTGAAGAAAAGGAGGTAAGACAAAATGAGCCAGACTGTTAGACTCTTGACTCATCAGGCGAGCTTCGTACAAGCACCATACGTTTTTACAGAAAAACGTTTCTTTATCTTGTGCGGTGGTTTCGCCTGTGGTTAGGTAAGACTTCTTCACTTGTTTATGCAGTAATGAACGCTGTTAAAATGCTCTTAGGAAAAAAAGACAAGGAAGGACATAATCCTAAGCTTATGGTCTGTTCCAAGAACATTACGTTCCTTGCTAAAACGTGGACTAATGCCTTTGAGCAGAATCTTAAAATGACTAACTCTGATTACAAGTTTGACCGGGCAAAAAACATAATGACTGTAGGTAATGTTGAGATTATTCTTGTTGCTACTGAAGAACCTACACAGATATATGGTTACAGCGTTGTAGCAAGTTATGTAGATGAATTAGACGAGTTACCTACGGATATTGCTATGGAAGCAGTGAAGTCTGTAAATGACCGTGTACGTCAGCAGATTATAGGCTTCAGGACACCTTACATTGCTTTTGCCACTACTTCACAGGGACTTAAAGGGCTTTATCAGACTGTAATGCACTTTAAGAAATCGGGAATAGGTTATGTCTTAATGAGAGCAAGAACAAGGGATAATACTTTTCTTCCTGCTGACTACATTAAGAATATGTACTCAATCTACAACGAGAAAGAAGTACGCTGTTTACTGGAAGGAGAGTTCATCTCCATTGATTCAGGGCTTGTATTCCCGGATTATAATAAAGACCTTAATATGCTTGATTCTGACCTTTATGATTATGTCAGAGAACATAAGGAACTTACTGTGTACATCGGACAGGACTTTAACGGCTTTGGAAACAATGCTATCGCCTTTGCAGTACTTGGCGGAAGTATAGTAGCAATAAAGGACTATGAGTTCCCTGATATAAGACGTGCACCTGAAGTATTCAGGTATGACTTTCCTGAAAATCCGATTGTATGGATACCGGACATGACCTATAAAGAGCATTTTGTAGAGTTCAAGAAGGAACTTCGTACTTTTGGTATCAAGATTGCATACCGTTCCTGTAACCCTCTTGTAGGGGACAGAAACTTTGCATGTAACAAACTTTTTATAGCACAGCACCTTTTTATCTGTCCTTTATGTAAAGACACGGAAAGTACGTTAATGACATGGCAGAAAGACCCGAAAACGGGATTGCCTACGAAGGGCGGAAAGGGTGCACCTGACCACAAAGGTGACTGTCTTGGCTATGTAGTTCATTATCTTTTGTCATGGTGTCGTGAGTTGAAACCTTTATATGATGTTACTTTAAGACGTTTGTATGAGAAAAGGAAAGCAAGGGGTGCTGATGCTGTTGAACTTGCACCACTTTCATGTACAATGGATGCAGGAAAACTAAAGGGTGTAGTACTCAACAGAGCACCAAATGTAGATGAAAATGAGTTTAATACTTGACCTTTTGCTTAACAGGGGGGTAAGATAAGATTATGACAGACTTTGGAAAATTACGGAAGATTCTTAACAGTGGCAACACTTCTCTAAAGCATTATGCTAACGGTAAAGTAGCAGTAACGGACTCTGTGAACTTCAGGGGACTTAAAATGTCTGCATTAAAAGAAGCACAGGATTTAGTAATTGAAGCACATAAAAATGACTTTACTGAACTGGCATGTAAATGTGGAAATGGTGCAGTAGAAACCTTAGATTCAATTACGAAAAGAGCACAGAAAAACATTGATACAGTAATTGACTGCTGTATGTACTCAAAGAAACCTGTATCTGCTTCAGAGATGAGGCAGACAGCAATAAGGGATTCTATTGTGAACGGAAGGTGGAACATTGCAAATCCGACTGACCCTTCACGCTCTAACATATCCCTTCCGAATATTTATATTTCTCCATACGAAGCAAACAGCCTTTATTCACAGAAAGGTATTTTTGAAACTGTCATTAACAAGAAAGCAAAGTCTATTCTTCTTAACGGAATTAACCTTGAGAATAAGCATCTTACACAGAAGCAGATTGACAAAGTTAAGGAGAAAATGGAAATAAGGGATTTTAAGAATGTACTTTCAGATGCTACACTCAATTCTCTTGTTTATGGGGGTGCTTTAACTTTCCCTATGTTCAGGAAAGATACACCAGTTACTACAACTTTACCGCTTAAAGCACTGCTTAAACTTGGTGTACTTGGTAAAGACTGCATTGACTACTTTGTAACTCTTGACAGGTGGCAGACTTTTATTGTTCCACCTTATAACCCGACACAGAAAGACTTTATGAATCCTGATAAATACACTATCCCGTTTTTAGGCAGTGATGTTTACCACTCACGTTGTGCACGTGTAGTAACAGCAAGACAGGCTGGCTACTGGGGGCAGGTAATAAATCAGGGCTGGGGTATATCTGATTTATGTGGATACTTGCAGTCAGGAATGAATTATAAGGTCGCTGTTCAGTCACTTCCGCTTATGATACAGCAGATGTCTATACTTGCACGGGTTGTAAATGTTGACGGAGTACTTGCTACTGAAGGTGCTAATGCTCTTGATGCTCTTGTAGACCAAGCAACTATCAGGACACGTGAAGCAAGTGCAGATAACCCGGTAACACTTGATGTACTGGGAGATATTAAGAGCATTAACAGAAACTTTGCACAGGTACCTGAACTTATCCGTCTTTTAAGACAGGATTTTGCATCAGATGCTATCATACCAGAGCCTATGTTATTCTCTTCAGAGAAAGGAAACTTCTCTTCAGGTGACGACACACAGGGAAATCTTGCAAAACAGTATGAATCTGTAAAGATGATACACAAGGAACTTGAGCCACAGTTCAAGCAACTTGCAAAGATACTCATTGTAGAT